TTCAATCATATTCAATCGTGAAGCTTCTAACGGCATAGGTATTGACTCGTCCCTATCTAAAGAACCGACATACCTTTGTGAACCTCTTACTATTCTTATTGAGTCATTATACATAATTTTCTTCTATATCTATATATCTTTTACTAAATTCATTATAAGCTGTACTACCATTTCTTAAACCAAAATAAAAATGGAAGTGTGTAGCTAGTCTCATATCAAAACTTGTAACCCACGGTGGTGTTCCAAAAGGACCGTAAGTTGGGTTTGATGGTGCAGCATTATTACTTATAGGTGATAAGGACGTAACATCAAAATAAGGACTTGGTTGGTGGTTTATAGTAATTATTGTGTTGGTGTCCCAATAATTTTGTTGGTCACCAAATGGGGCGGGACCATTATCCCAAGGATAGTAAGGTACAATTTGTGTCCAATTTATACCTGTACATATTCCAGTATCACCCCCTAATAAGCAATCTCTTAATGTTTGTTCTTCTACTTTAAAATCAATTACACATATACCAGCTGAGGTAGTGCCCTGACATTGTGGTGAACCTACCAACAAACAATTCCAATAAAAAGGATTGTTTTCTGCTGCTATTTGTACAGTTGTACCCGGAGGGTTATTTAGAGACTGTTGGAATTCTTGTGGTGTAACAAATTCTGCAATCCCAAATTGGTTGTTTTGAGAAAAAGCTTGAGCTATATCACCGTCTAAAACTAAATCTGTGTTATTATTAAAGAAACAATTTCCTGGTACTGTAGCCCAAAAAGGAAAAATGTTATTCATTCTCCAGAATAATCTTGCAATACCTATATAACTCACTAAATCACTAGTATTTTGACGAGAGGTAGAACCTAATTCTGGCATCATACTACATTTTTCTGCTCCTGCTGCGGAGGAACAAGCTTCTTTTAATTGTTTACTAGGTACACCCAGTTCAGTTAAAGTAGTGGAATAAAGTATGTTTGAGAAGGTTCCCTCTGGATAAGGTAAACTAGGTGCCCAAGGTGATGCTCTATAATAAAATTTACCTTGTACTGGTGAATAGTATAACGTTCTTTCACAATAACTTGCCACCTCATTTACTACTTTCATCTTAAACTGAAAATGGTATAAAAATCCATTTAACCAATCATTATTATAAGTTTCACTAATTCCTCCTTCACATAAAAAGTCAAAAACCGTTCTTCTTGTTCTCCACTCCATAAGACCTCTCCACACAGAAGAGTTTACTAATAGTAACGCGGATACACAACCAACAATAAAGGCTGCAACAGTAGCGTATAAAGTTACTTGTACCCCAATTACTACAGCAGCATAAGCATTTATACCCGCTGTACAAAATGCTTGTAGGAAACCCCCTAAACTTGGGATAATAGCCGCTAAACAGGCAATAGCAACAATTGCCATTGCACCAATTACAACACCCATAAGAACATTCATTGTTCCGTTAATCGCATTTAATACTGTCCCACCTAATCCAACAGTAAAGCATCCCCATCCAGCACCTCCTCCAGCTGCATTCCAACCTTGTGTTCCCGCATTTGCTTGAGAGTCTATTGGTGTTGCGTTAGCGGAGGGGAAACCAGCAAAAGGTGGAAGAGTTTGACAACTAGCATCTGCATCTGCTCCTGCTGTGGAAGCATTACCAGCAACATTTACTAAACTACCAAAATTTAAAGTTAAAACAAAAGTAAAAAGGTCTGTATTACACTGACAATCTTCACAATCGTCATAATTTTTTAAAGGTAAGGTTATACGAGGACCAGTAACAATAGCGTGTACAGCGTTAAAAATAATAGTAACTAATGCAAATACAAAAATTGTCCAAGCATTCGGGTAACCAGGAATCAAACTAATTGCATCAAGTAGGAATCCTAAAGCCATGTAGATAAGATAAGCGTATAACAATACTATTACCATACTAATAATTGTTGAAAAAATATTAGCTAAAATATATGAAAACGTATTTTCTTTTATTGCATTATTAGAGGGTACGTCAGTTACCACTCCTGCACAATCTTTTTCTGCTGCAGGTTTTATTCTTTTAATACCTATATGTCTCCATTTACCACTAAGGAAAAAACCAGCTAAACCACCAACAGGTTTTACCCATTTTTTTAAAAATAAAGAAGTGGTATAAACCTGTGAATATCTCATACTATAGAAATAATCATTTGTTGCTATAACATCAGTTAAAGACGGATAATCATTTATGTCGACAGAGAATGAATAAGAAGCTTCTTCTGGTGATATTGTACCAGCAACAACATTTGCTCCAGCGTCAGCAGCTATTGATGTGTATTCTTTAATGTTTGGTACCAGATATTCACCCCTTTTTCTAAGTCTTGCTCCTGAACCATCAG